GATTGGGGATTGGTTGAAGTAGTTGATGCTTCAAAAATTCAAGATATTGCTCCACTTAATCAAATCAAAGTTCTTCCTCATAAGGAAAAGATTGATTGGATTTTAGAACCAAAATACAATATTGGTTCTAAGAGAAAAATAGAAGAGAAAACCGAATAATAAAGTAGGGAGTTCAACACTCCTTTTTTTATTATCAGAACATATATAATAATGAGGATGCCTTCGGGATCCACAAAACACAAACTCGCTTTTTAAGGAGCTACCATAATGACTGACCTTGCACGTTACACTGCTGCGGATTTTCATGCCTTGATGGACAAGATTACTCGCAATAGTATTGGAATGGACGAATATTTTGATCGTCTATTCGATCTTCACGAAACTACAAATAATTATCCACCTTATAATCTGATTCAGGTAAATAATGTAGAGTCTCTTTTAGAGATTGCACTTGCTGGATTTGGAAAGGAGGAAGTAAATGTCTTCACAGAGTATGGAAAACTTTTTGTCGAGGGGCAAAAATCAGATACAGAATCGGATAGGACGTTTGTCCACAAGGGTCTGGCTCAACGAAGTTTCAAAAGAGTATGGACACTATCCGACGACACCGAAGTCCGAGAAGTCACCTTTGAAGACGGACTACTTGTCATTCGATTAGGGAAGATTGTTCCTGAACATCACAGTAGAAAAGAGTACCTATAAATACTTGAGGCTGCCCCAAAAATATCGTTGCTGCAGGGAGGTAACTGGCAAAATCCAGTTGCACCTCCCCTTTTTTTGTGCTATAATAAATGAAGAGGAGAATTAAAAATGTCCGTAAAAATTGCTTTATTAAAATCTGGAGAAACTGTAATTGCCGATATTAAGGAATTAATTTCTGATGAAAAAGTGTGTGGATATCTTTTTACACATCCGCATAAAATAAAAGTCAGTAATTCAATCTTTTTAACAGAAGAACCAGTAGGACCAGAAGACGAAGGTAATGTGAGTGTCACATTCTCTTCCTGGATTCTTTTTACAAGTGACAATGAAATTCCAGTTCGTCCGGATTGGATAGTAACAATTGTTGAACCAGTTAAACCCATTCTAGAAATGTATGAGGAAAAAGTAAATGGCAAAGAACATCAAGTGTCTTCTATTGAAGGTTGACACAGTATTAATCACCGAAATTGTTGAGGTTGGTTCTGAACTTGGAGAACCTGATTGTAAATTAATTAATCCATATGAATTTCTCAGTGTGGATAATATGATACCTTGGCCAGAGATTACAAATCAGACTGAAATTATGATTCATTCTGATAGTATTCTTACAATCGTAGATCCAATTCCAGAAATTATTGAAAAGTATCTTGAACTAACTGCATAATGCGATTCTACACAAACGTTCAACTAGTCGGGGACCACGTCCTGGTTCGTGGCTATGAAAACGGTCGGAACTTTATGACTCGTGAGAAGTTCTATCCGACTCTTTTTGTTCCATCGAAAAATAAAACAAAATACAAAACTCTTGAAGGTGATTATGTAGAAACGATTCAACCAGGAACTGTACGTGAGTGTCGTGATTTTATCAAAAAATATGACGGCGTAGAGAACTTTAAAATCTATGGTAATACTGGATACATTTATCAGTATATTTCTGAAAAGTATCCAGAGGAAGAAATCAAGTTTGATACTACCAAGATTAAAATCTCCACGATTGATATTGAGGTTAAGTCCGAGAATGGATTTCCCGATGTTGAGTCGGCAGCAGAAGAAGTTCTGCTGATTAGTGTTCAGGACTATACAACAAAAAAGATTCGCACCTGGGGGCAGGGACCATTTAATAATAAACAACAGAATGTTGATTATAAAAGTTTTAGAACTGAATATGAACTTCTGACGGCATTTATCAACTGGTGGATGATTGAGGGAAATACTCCTGAAGTCGTGACTGGTTGGAATAGTGAATTGTATGATATGCCGTATCTTGTGCGTCGTATTGATAGGATTCTTGGTGAGAAGTTAATGAAGCGTCTTTCACCTTGGGGTCTTGTAACCGAAAGGGAAATTTATATTGCTGGTCGCAAACACATCTCATATGATGTTGGTGGGATTACTCAACTTGATTATCTAAATCTTTATAAGAAATTCACTTATAAGGCACAGGAATCTTATCGCCTAGATTATATTGCCGAAGTGGAACTCGGACAAAAGAAACTCGACCACTCGGAGTTTGATACTTTCAAGGACTTCTATACCGAAGGTTGGCAGAAGTTTGTGGAGTATAACATTGTTGACGTAGAACTTGTTGACCGTCTGGAAGACAAGATGAAACTGATTGAACTTGCTGTCACTATGGCATATGATGCCAAGGTAAACTTTGAGGATGTGTATTCTCAGGTTCGCATGTGGGT